GTCTATTCTGAATAGGCTGATAAGCAATCTGAATATTTCCAGTAGTCAAGAATGCACCTGGTGAGGCGTTAGTGAAACAAAGTGACAGTTCATGGTATCCACTAACAGGAGGTGTAACAGTTGCTACTTGCGTTGTTCCTGTAATAAATGTTAATTTTGTAGTAGGTGCAATGGTAGCAGCAGAAGCAATAGTTGGTGGTAATGGTTGTTTATCACTCTGAACAGTAGACAATTGTTGAAATGTGAGATCAGGCATTTCAATTCTCCTTAATAACCAGCAGGGATAGACAGGTTATCAATATATGCAGTCTTTCCAGGATTCGTAAGGAATGTCTGGAAGCCGACTACCATATAGAAAATATCAGCAGTAGCCACACCACCAGATGCACCACGAATCTCGAATATCTTCCTCCCATCAGTTGTATAGAATCCAATAGGAAGAATCTCAGCACGTCCCCATACAGAAGAATTTATAAAATCAATACGTGATTTATTCCAGTTGTTATGTGTTCTTACAGGAGCACCAGCAAGTTGTTGGTTATCACCAAAATACATATTTAGCTTCTGATCACCACCAGCCTTCTGAATAACAGATACTAACTGTCCAATTTGTTCATATGCATCAGATTGTGCAGGATGCATCCACGCTGTAGGATCAAATGTAGCATCTAGACCAGATCTATTACTCATCTTATTCATAGCTAGGCGAGCAAAAGGCAACGCTAATGGACCACCAGCATTAATTCGATTTGATCGAACTTCTGGAGTAGTTGCACGATCAAAGCCTAGATATGTTCCAGTAGATGCATTACTATGATGATATGGAACTCCAAATAAAGCAGGCAATGCTAATGGATTTGCAATACCATCAGTAATCAGTACATCAGTAGCTACAGCACCGGCAACGGCAGGTGTAACATCAATCTGCTTATTTTCAACATCCCACTTAGTAATAATACCTTTGCCACGTAGTGTTGTCAATGTAACATCATATACCTGAACTACTTGATCGTATCTAACTAATCTAGCACCAAAAGCAGTGTCTAATGTGTATGTATCTACACCACCAGTAGTTGATACAACGTTAATAGTTCCTATCTGACCAGTTCCAGGCTGTTGCAACTGTGCATCAATCTGACGACGCAATTCAACAATTGCACCAGCCGTCAAACGACGAACAGCATTAATAACAGCCTTCCTTCTATCATCAGTAGACCACTGAGTTAGTTTTGTATATTCAATATTCTCTGATAGAAATACTGGTTTAACACTAGCCTTATCAAGAGTCGGGCCACCACCTCGCCCTAAATCTCCACCATCTGGATTAAAATATTGAAATCTACCACCTGGTCTAAGTTCAATAGGAACTCTCATTTCACGATAGCTAACTACTTCTGCATCACGTTTACGTATAAATGAATAGAAGTGATCATCAGATTCAAATACAGTTTCTACATCTGGCCGCACACGTTCTAATTCAGAACCGGCTACTTGAGATTCTACAACAGGAGGCATATTGATTTACTCCTTTTCAGAGATTCAATGATCTCTGGCAAAAAATTCAGCTACTGTTTCACCCCTTCGCATCTCTTTCTTTTTTGGTTGAGATGGTTTGCCAGAACTAACAAATCCTCTCTTAGGAGGAGTTTCATCTTCAATTTCTTCGTCTTCTTTCCTTCTACTTGAAGGAGTTAAATCTTTGAGAGCTTCCGATCTAGCTTTCAAAATTGCTGCTTTCAATGACAATTTAGCTCGACCAAGATAATGAGATTTGATTTTATCTAATGAATCTTTAGAAAATTTAGATTCAAAAGCAGCTTTCCATAACCTATCAAGGTTAGATGTAAGTTGACTATCTTTACTTAAGGAATTCTGAAGCATTTTAAGAGCATCATTAATTGCATTCTTTTTAACATATGCACTCATTACTCCTTTAGGATCAATATATTCACTAATTGTGCTTCTCAATGTATTATCAACTTTCACCTGTAAATCATCACGAGATGTTTCAAATCTCTCTTTGACATAATCCAAACGTTCTTGATCAACTTTATTCTTTTCTTCGTCTGGTTTGTCAGTGACTCTAACTTTTGGTCCAGTAAACTTACTTGTTCCAAATAGAAATTGATTAACAATTAGTGCAGCTTGTTTTAATTCATCATTGCTAGATTCATTAGCTTCTCTGACCATTTCAATAATAAGCTGCTTACTAACATTATTAATCACATCAAAATATGCGTCTCTATCAACTTTGGCTAAATTTGGAAGATAATTATCTACAATTTTATCAAATGCTTTAGGATCAATTTCCTTTACATTTTTCAGTATTTCAACTGTATTCCCATCCAATAATTGATTTTCAAAAGTTTTAAATGTTTCAGATGCTTCAGCTACCTCTTTAGCATCATCAATAGAACCAAATAGTTGTGTATATTCTCTATCACGATATATCATCTTTTCAAGAAATGGATGCTTCTTAAATAAATCAGGATAATTTTTTAAAATTTCTTTTTTACGTGGAGGTGCATCAATTTCAATATCGTCATCTGATTTAGATAAATCTAATTTTTCCTCATCCTCTTCAGTTGGCTCAACAAATTCAATATCTCCAGTATCAGTTTCTTTATTCTCATCGTTCTCTTCTTCATCTGATTTAAGTTCTTTATCTTCCTCTTCTTTTTCAGTCTCATTTTTCTTTTCATTAGAAGAATTATCACTCTTCTTGAAGATGTCAAGTATGTCATCAGCAGTTTTATTTGCTACTCCGCTATTACTATCTTTAACTTCCAACTGTTCCGGCATTTGCTTCCTCACTTATATTTTCAGGTTGAGCACTTGGAGGTGTTTCACCTGAAGGTGTTTGCGGCGTTCCATTCGTGGGCGAAGGTGCCGCAGCTTGAACTTGAGCCATCATTTGCTGCTGAATAACTGCTAGATGTTCTTTCATATGCAATAATATGTTCATATATCCATCTTTGTTTTCAACTTTAGCTAATCTTCCCGCTTCTGATATTAACCAGGAACGACAAATTGATGCTTCAATTCCATGATTATCAACGTCAGGATCAACAGGAATTGATGATTGATACTGTGGCTGCAACTCCGTTGCACTTGCCATTGCTGATTGCACTTCTTCAGGAGCTGGAGATTTTACAACTGGAGTTTCATTAATTAACTGTGAAATTTCCTCATATTGTTTCATCCTATCATCTTCACCAGGTAATCTAAATTGAGGCATCTTAATCACTTTACGAAGATATGGTAAATTCTCAGCATCCATAAGAGCAGTCATAACTTGCTGATTATTTAAATTCATGAGTTGCATAACCATATCTGCCATTTGTTCATCTGTAATTGGTAACTTTTCATCTGGTTCTAATTCAATATCACCAATTTTTCCATCAAGTTCAGCTTTTCTAATATATGTATTGACAAAATTACCAAGTTTATCTTTTTGAGCAAATCTTTCATCTTCTTTAACTAATTTCATATATAATGGTATAGCTTTGCTAAATATTTCTTTCCACCAAATTGTTAGCATCTTCCAAGGAGTTTGAAGACGCTGCAATGCCATTGAACGAGAAGTTGTATATTCTTGAGCCGTTCTGGACGAACCAGAACCTAATTGACCACCAAATATAGATGGTAAGGCACCAGAAACGAATTGGCCAAGCTCTTGAATTATCTTATAAAAGTTGAAAACTTCTGGAGAAAGAGATGCTTGTTTGACGCTATAAAATGAATCTCCTATACTTCTAGCTCCACCTTGTTGTTTAGTTGGACTAAGAGTTCCAGGCATTGCTTCTATTTGTCGCTGCCCGGCAAAATCAACAACGGCTGGATCAGCAAATGTTTGTGCAATACCATGTTCAATAGTCTGCAATGTTAGAGAAATTAAATCATTAATAATATCTTGAACATTCGTTATAAGTTCACCAAGAGGATCATGATTAAGATAATCAGACATTGGATTTCTAGTTAATGTCCAATAATCATCAAGAGCTTCACCTTCATATTCAACTGGAATTTCATTAACTTGAGTTAATTTAGCACCATTTGGAAATTGTTTTCTTAGTTTTTTATAATTATCATTTTCTAAAATTTGAAATGCATTCGTTCTCATCCAACAAGAACTAACTGTAACATTTTCATCAGGCAAATCACCATGATATTGTGTATTTTGCCTGCTAGTTTGTTCATATGGATCACTAGGATAACCACCGCCTTTACCAATTTTATGTCCTTTTTTATGCTCTCTTAAACTATCAAACATTTCTAATGCATTAGAATAATGAGTTTCATATGAATAAGTTAAATAT